CAACGTATCCGAATGTAACTAATAAACCACCTGTGAAGGTCAAACTGTGTCTGATGACACTCATTGTTTTTTCTTTATTCATTTTTTATTGTTTTTTGCCTGTTTTTTAAGGCGGTTAATTTTATCTTTTCTAAGTAATTTTATGAGTTTTTTAATTTCATAAATGGCTTTTATAATTAATATTATATCTTTAATTGATACTTTTGGAAGTTGTTCTTTACTCATAACTTATTTATTTAATGTAATTAACAGGGATAATCTCCGTTTATTCTAGGGATACCTCTTAAATTACCTTGTCCTCTACTAGAGTCTCTCATCACAAAAGGGTTATTAGCATATTGAGAATTTGTATTTGATGATTTCTGATATAGTTTTGTTGATTCACTTAGTTCAGGGAATAATGAAATTTCCTCCTGTAAATAGGTAGCTAGTAATTCACTATACCATTCAGCCTTCTTCCTAACAGTACCTCTCTTTCTATCATAATAAACTAATTCAACATCTACAGAATTTTCACCTCCATTAGGTCTAACTAATCCATTATTTCTAGGACGCAAGTAAATTGCATCTAAGCTGTAGTAGTAACTCCAGTATATTAAGGCATCTGCAATGTAATTATTCATTAAGGTAGTTTCAACGGTTGTTAAATCATCTGCTATTACCCCTGCTATTAACCTATTGTATAACTTAGTTCCTAATATGCGTTGGATTTGGATGTCCTGTGCTTCACGAATACCATTTTTAACTAATTCACTTGATACATTATCATTGAGGTCAGTGAATTGTCTTAACCTAGTCTCGCTTATAAATATTACCTCTGTCATTATTTTATAGTTTCTACTGTTTCATTCTCTTTTTCTAATAATTTAGAATCAGCTTCATTTGCTTCATCTGTAACTATTACGTCTGTTTCAAATGTTCCATCTTCAAATAAGTTAGTAGTTGTAACACCTATTGTTACATCACCATAATTTACTTCAAGTAATTGTTCAATACCCTTTAGGATAGAAGATTGCATTGGATTAATTACAGTATTCATAAATAACAAATATGCATCCAGCATTTCATCTCTACCACCTAATTGTCCTTCTGTTTTAATACCTAATATCATTGGAGAAGTAATACGGTGACCTGTTAATATCTTTTGTTCAATCATGGAATTCATAACTTCATAATAAGTATCGTTTCCGTTTGTTGCAATTGGAGTTATAATAGGTGCTTCATCTCTTGATGCAACATCCATATAAAGTAATGAACCTGCATTGTCACTTCCACCATATTGGTTACGTAATGCTTTTTCAACCCATTGTTGTTCCTCAGCGTCTGCATTAGTGAATGTAGTGATAGCTAAACTTGGTGCTAATCCGTTCTGAATATTGTTAGTGTGGAAATTATCTATTTCAGTGTCTAATTCAATTATTCTAATTGAACCTACGTAATCTGGTAATGAATAATATTCGAGACCAGGTCTGTATGGTTTAATTGTAAATAGTTGTTTAGGTTGTTTTATTGATTTACTAGGACAGTATGCAGGTAAGTAATTAGCATCTCCTTGGGATGAAAGTGCCCAATCAGCTGAAATGTAATAACCAGGTATAATTCCAAATTCATCCTTCTCCTCAGCCCTAACATAAGACATATCTACGTGATATGCCTCAGCAATTTTTTTACCATCTTTGGACCAAACTATCTGTAATGCATAATCACCTAGTAATGTAAAATCATATGATACTTTCTTATAGATATCATTCCATGATTCGTAAGGGTTAGCATTATCTAATACACCCTCAGTTTTACATATTAATCCTTTACCTATGATGGCCTCTGTTTTAGCCTTAATACACGCACCATTTAATGATGAGTGATTATTAAGCCATATTAGTTTCTGTGGAAATGCGTTGTTATTTCCGAATCTAATAAAACTACCTTCACCACGTTCCTCCTTAAGGGTGTTGTGGTTTGTTTTATACCTGTGTATTAATTTTGCTTTAGCCATTGTATATTGTGTACGTTCCTTCTTCTCTAACAGATATGTAAGGGGTGGCACTATTTATGTTTAGTGAGGCTGTTATATAACTAGCACTTTCAAAAGACCCAGTATAGCTACCTGTTGTTACAGTAAAACTGTGGGAAATATAGCTGGAGGTTTCAAATGAACTTGTATAACTGCTGGTTGTAACGGCGAAACTATGAGAAATGTAACTAGAACTCTCAAATGAACTAGTATAGGTTTTAGAAGTGTAATCAAATAGGTGTTTTAAATAAGATGCATCTTCAAAGTCACTAATATGAGTATATTCTGTGTACGTAAAATTATGTTTTATATAGTTTGCCTCTTCAAAATTACTTAAATATGAATCAAACAGAATTAAACTAACTATAAAACCTCGTTCAGTATCTTTAACTTCATATTGTTCTCCCCACACACCTGCTTCATCCCAATCGTCACCTTCATTTTCCCAAAATGTATAATCAACTATATCTACAATGTATTGACCGCCAACTTGTGGTAAATCGATGCCTGATATGTCAAATGTGAGGTAATGTTGATTTGACGCGGAAATCGCCTGATTTTCCAATAATGATTGCGATAGGCTGTATTGGCTTGTAAAGTTAATATTAACTGTATCCCCTACACTATATCCTAAGTCAGTAGGGGTGTAGAATGCTATCTTATTAATAATAAAATTTCCGTATTTATCTACTAATTTAAATTTAAGCATTGTCTTTTAATTCATCCTTTTATTTCACATACTAATAGAAAAAAATGGGCCCTACACTTAAGTAGAACCCATTTCGTATATATGTTTGTTAGATTACTTATACGTAACCAACTGTAATTCCCGACATGAAGTCAGCAAGCATTTCTAAGCTTGATGATGCCGCATTGTATACTACATTTAATTCTTTCGCAGGTTCAGGTTCTTGACCTGTAAATGTAAGAGAATATCCATTTAAATCTCCGAACGATGTTCCCGTTTGTCCACTTCCAGCTGATAGAGTCAATCCGTTAAACTCACCTAATAGGAAGAATTTAGCGTCATTATCTGATGCACCGTTATTTGTTTCAACTATAAGTTTAGCATCAGCACTTTGTCCTAATGTATTAATTATGTCTTGAAGCGAATCTTGGTACTTGTGGAATTGAAGTGTTAGAGATTGTTCGTAGAATATTGTTCCGTTTTCAATACTCGAATTTATGGTCTCGCCATAATTTGCGGTTTGTCTTACTTGGTCGTAAGCGAAAAACTCGCCTGACCCAGTAATACCACTTGATAGGAAAGGTGCTGTAGCAACATCTGCTACTGTCACTTCAGTGATTGCACCACTTAAAATGTACGCACGTTTAATTCCCCCAGTATTGTCACGACAACCTAATTCGAATCCTTTTGTTATATTACAACTCATGATTTTTTGGTTTTATGATTTCTGGTTAATAAGATTAAGTAAGGTCGTTAGACGCCCAAAATCCTGGATTAGCAATATTAGCACCAAATTTCGCATTTACACGATATTTAACTTGGTCTGAATTGATGTCATACCATAACTGGAACCCTAAAGATTCAGCTGATGTATCAGTTCCTACTACTAGGTCTTTCAACGGTCCACCTACAACACGGTTAGCTGTTAATCCCATAGTTCCGATTACTAGGCAACCAGGTACTGTTGGATGTTCAACATACATAAGTGAGTTGTTAGCTGTACGCTTAACATCGTATCCACCTAATACTGCACCTGTTGATGTAGATAAAGCAACTAAGTACTTCTTGAAATTTGCTACTGAAAGGAAGATACCTAAATCTCCTCTGTTAGAAGCAATTGCTGGAATAGTCTCGTATACCTCATTTACAGCTGTGATTGCAGCTGAAGCTGGAGATGTTGGAGAACTTACTGCTGCTACACCAGTTGTTGAACCAGATATAATAAAGTACAATCCGTCTTGTCCACATAATGCAGCATCTGCTTGGTTCCATAAATCAACCTCTACTTGAGACTGAAGTTGTGACAAAGCACCCTCTGCAATAGCAGATAAAGCAGCCTCATTTGTTCCGTCACCTGCAAGGTTACCGAATTTAGCAGCAACGTCTTCCATACAAATTCCGTCGTATAAAGATGTCTTACAAGCTAAAAGTTCTCTTGGTTCAAGAGATGAAGTTGTAGCTGTAGCATCTGTGCCTGCACAAGTTCCATATTGGAAGTTACCGTCTGCCCAAACGCTATTTATTGTTGCTTTGTAAGCAACGCCAGTTTGAAGCGTACACAACTCGATTGTGTTTCCTTCGTTAACGATTCTCG